AGAAATCGAATGCGTTCTTGTATTTGTTTTGGGAGTTTGTCTTTTGCTGTTGCTAGTGCTGCCGCTGTGACGCCCACGCTTGCGTACTCTCCAGGTGCTGGACCTTTCTGTTGCATCAGTGGGCCGCGTGGCTTTGCAACTCGCTCGTAGACGTTGCCGTTGTACCTGCGTGGTATAAATGCGTTCGGTAGAGACCCGCGCCCTTTGGCTGGTCCAGATTGACGAAACGAGACGCCACCTTTTTTCATTTCTCTCGCACCGAAATACTTTAATGGGATTGCATACCCACCGTAGAGATTGATTCCAGAACGTGGAGATGCTGCGGTTGCTTTGTCTTTAGCGAAGACGGCTTTCTTCAGTACTTTGACTGGTACTGGGATAACTTCCTTTAGCTTGCGAGCTGCTGCCGTCTTTACTTGCTTCACGGTCTTATTGACTGCAACGGCAAGCTCTTTTGTGACGTTGGCACCGAGCTGCGTTAGGATCTTTCTAACCTCAGACGCTGATTTTTGATCGATGGATATCTGCATCACGCCCTCACCTGGTAAGGGTCGTTTTCGCTCTGACGATGGAGGACGTTGATAGCAACTGTCACTCCGTTGTGATTGCCATCGGAGACGCCAAAGTTGCGAACGTCTCCGATACTCGCCAGGATTGCGTTGCTGTCGAACGTGTACCAATGACCGGGATCTGTAGCCTCGGTCGTGATGGCTTTGATAACTTGTGCACCGCGTTCGTTTTGATCGGTGTGATACGGTTCAACGTCAGAGTGTTCGCTTGATCTGACAAAGCATTCGATTTCAAATTCGGTATCAAATGCGATCGCTGGCGGATTGCCTGGGTGACTCGAGTCCGCGTTCATCGTGGAATCGCCTTGCTTGACGACGATCATTCCGTCTTCAGGTGACCAATCTGACAATCGATCAGGACGAATAACACCAGCGACATCAAACGAGTACCCGTTCGCGGTGTTGATTTGCTCCAGTCGTCTCACTATTTCTAGTGCTATGTTTTCGATGACTGCTGGCATTACTGAACCAAGAAGCGAAGGAATCCGTTAGCGTCTGAAAGCAACTGGACGATTGAACGCAGAGAACCAGTCCCTCCGTTCTTTAACGCAACAAAAACCTTGTCGCGTCCTGTGTCTATCTCTTCTGCTGTAATGCCTCGGCACTCGTTGTTTTCCACACGAATAATCAAGGCATTGACTAGTAACTCTCCAACCTCAGAAGCTACTGCCAAAGGATCTCGAACAACCAATGCATCAATGTCTCGCCCAGAGCCTGCGCCACCGGGGAAGTATTGAATGCACTCTCCAAATTGCCGTACCAGATTTGGTACAGCAACTCGTTTGAATTGCTGTTCGAATCGCGTTGGCATTAGGCTTAGGTCGTGATGTTGGAGATCAAGTGACCGGCTTGCGGATACATAATCACTTCGTCAGTTTCGTGACGAACGCGAATGATACGAGATCGGCTTTGGACTTCCTCGTACTCTTCAACCGTGCCACCGATAACAGAACCATCAGCAGACCAGTGGAAAGTACGACCGATACATGGCTCACGCATGTCTGCTCCAGTTGCGATCCTGCAAACCATTGCATACTCGCCGGACCATATCTGAGCAGGCGTTGCTGCTGCGCTTTCGTTAGCTGTGTTCTTTGAAGCACCGGCCACAATGATGTAGTCGAGATCGAAGACAGCCTTCAGCATTTCTATTGTGATGTCGCGAGCTTTCGAAGGATCGCCAGCACCTGACGAGCTGATTCGATCACGTATCTGATTACTTGTCCTTAAGTTTCGAAAGACTTGTCGGTTAATAACCAGTGCGTTAGCCCACAGTCCGCTTCCGTCGTAAACTTTCTTCACCGCTGCTTCTACATCCGTGACTGGCACGCAGTTCACTGCATCATCCCATTCGTGAGTGATGGCAGTCGTCAGAGCTGCTCCGTTCCATGTCGTCGTATTGAAAACAAGTGCTGCGGCTCGCTTTTCTTGATTGCGTGCCACAACGCCTTGAGCGCGTGCGTTAGCGATTCGATCAACCTGCAACAGGTTTTGATATCGCTTTTCGTCTCGCTCGTCGATTGGTTCTTCCCAACCGTTTTCTTGCGTGGAATAGCTAAAAGTTTCGAACTTAAAGCTTCCACGGTTGTAGTTGCTGCCACTGTTTCGGAGTGTTTCTCCGTCGAACAAAAGCGACTCAAGAGGAACTCGTCCTGGGTTGTCGCTTTGCAAACCAGTCTCAACGACTGGCAAAACTTGCGTTGCTACGTATCCCTGACGTTCTGATTCGATGTCGAACTCCATGAACTCGGCCAAATCTGGCCGAAGCGTTACTGGATTCGAGCTTGGTGTTGCTCCAACTGGCATAATGTTTTTCCTTTACTTTGCTTTGATTTGGTTGATTGGTTGATCGCAACAATTAAGCTGCGGTATCTCCGTGCGAGATGTACAGGACTTCAATCACGTCGCCGTCCGCCCCGGCTGCTTCAAGAGCAGTACCGATTTGGAAAGACGTTGCTTGTGCGGTGTCTTGAACCTTGCCGCCTGTTTCTGTGTAAAGCACTGCACCGATAGCACAGGCTTCAATAGCAACCATCTTGTGAGTTCCTGATGCTGTTCGGAGTCGAACAGTGACAGGATCGCCAGCAGCAAACGCAGGCGTTACGACAGTTCCGATTTCTTTGTCCGTCAACCCGGCAATCGTTACTCGTCCATCAGTGTCGAGCTTCACTCGCAAATGCACTGCGATAGCTTCGTCAGCAATAAACGTTTTTGTGTTTCCGTCTACATATTGAGACATTTGGTTTCCCTTACTTCAGTTGTGTTTTGTGTTGTTGTTTAGCTGTTGACTTCTTCGAGCATTTGCTCGCGTAGCCCCGGATGATCTTTCTCGACGCTGAGGATTGCCTTATCTCTCGCTAGTCCCTTGGACACGTAAGAATTGATAGCATCCTTCCACTTGGCTTTCGCTGAAAGCAATCCACCTGTTTTTGCTTTAGCGACTGGAGCAACGCCAGACTTTGCCTTGGCAACTGGTGCGACTTCTTCCTCTTCCGGCATGGAGGCTACGGCAGCTTGTGCTTTGAGTGCCTTTAGCTCGTCCTCCATCGCTTGCACCTTCATGGCAAGCGTTTCGTTTTCAGCCATCGTTTCGTCAACGACTGCGGAAGCTACTTCTTCCATTGGCATGGATTGCTCCATGCACTTCACGATGAACTCGGCTTTCGCCTTTGGGAATTTCCGCTTGATCTCTGTTACCGTAGCGGCGGCGGGTTTTTGCGTTTCTGACATAGATTTCTCCCTTGTCGGTTCGCAGTTATCGCCACCAGGACCAGCACCAAATAGTGCTTGAACAATCCCGTGCGGCATCGATTGGACTTTTGCAAATGCACGACCAACAACTGGTGTCGGTGTGATTCGATTCACGAAGCCATGCGCGAGTGCATTGCTTGCGGTTAGATAGGTTTCTTTGTCAAGGATCGCTTGTACCTCAACGGCACTCTTGCCCGATTTGGCAGAGTAAGCGGCGACCATATTTGTCTTCATGCCTTCGAGCATGCCAGCCATGTTGACGAACTCGGCTGCGTCGCCCTCGCACATCGCGTAAGGGTTGTGCATCATCATGTAACCGTTTGGCGTGATCTCTACATCATCGAACGCCATCGGGATAAAAGACGCGATAGAAAATGCAGCCGATGCAATGACGCACTTCTTTGGACCTGCATAGTTCTTGATGGCATCGTAGATTGCGAAACCTTCAATGACTGATCCGCCTTCGCTATGTATTGCGACCTCGATCGGATCTGTACCGTTGGCAGGCAGTTGCGACTTGAACCATTCAGATGATACTTGCCCATCTGCAGTGCCGATTTCGCCTGAGATTGTGATCTTGTTAGCCACTGGTCGCCTCAGCGTTTGGAAGCGTATTAGGTGGCAAATCGACGCCGTATTTCAGTTCGATAATTTCCCTGGCTTCGTCTGCGGTAATGACTTTTCCAACGGATAAATAAATCTTTTGCAAAGCCTCTTCGATACCAAGTTTCCTGTCAGCCTCGCCGCTCTGTATGGCTGGTATTGCCTCTGGTTTGTCTTTCAACTCCGGTGTGTCAACGCTGCCGTCCACTGCGTCTGCGATCAGTGCGTTTACGCTGGCCTCAGTCAGACCGATACCACCGAGATAGACTCTAGCTGCGGACTCGCTCGTCTCGCCTTTAGCAAGTTCTTCTAGGATCTTCTTGATCGCTTTGCGGTTGCGAGTGAACTGCAATGTCGAAAGGTTTGCCATCTCGCCAGTCGGCAATGCACCGGCTAAAGCTTCTTCTGTGGATGCTGCCGATTGTGCTTCGACGATCGCGGGATCTTGCAACGAAAGAGTTTGACCCTGTGGCATGACCAAAGGAATCAAGTCTCTCCAAGTCAATGGTGGGCTTGTTGGGTTTGCGGTATTAAACTCTGCAGCCTGCTTCGCTGCTCGTTCAATTGCGTAGATGTTGTCTGCAATGATCTCTTCGGCAGTTTCTTCCCAATCGCCACCGCGTGCACTGTGTAGCCGTCGTGGGCTTGTGAGTGCATTGCGTAGCTGAACGGCATCACCTTCGGCGTCTGCGACTGGCTCGATGTACGTCCACGTTGGGAGGTTCCAATTGTGGCTGTACAGTTTGACCTTTGGCTTGTCTTGGTAGGCACGGATCGATCTGTCGGAGTCGATCAATCGAGACAACCACCATTCGTAGGCTGGTTTATGTAGCCGTCGTACTAGATTGAGTTGATCGGCCACGAAGCCTTTTCGAGCTTCGTCCACGGCACCTCGCCAGCCAGAGAAGTTTGTTTCGCTGCCGTCCATCAAGACCAAGCAAAGAGGCAGGCCGAAGTTGACACCGAGGACTTGAAGAATCAAACGCACTTGCTGGAAGTATTCGCTGTTCGGGACGTTTGGAGAAAAGCCTTGTAGCTCTTCGCCTGGCTGTCCGATGATCTCCATACCTGGACCGATACCCTCAATCTGACGAGTGCCTGATTGGGTTGTTTCGGTAGATGAATAGCCGTAGCCACCTGGAACAGCACTGGAGGCTAGCCCCATCTTGCGGAAAATAGCAAAGCAACTCACGACTTGTTGCTGTACGAGTTTTGCGAAGTTGATATCTTCCAACATCCCAGCGTACGAGAAAACTGGAGCTATCTGTGTGACACCGCGAGTTTGCATGACTCGCTTGGGGTTGTAGACGTGGAAGACTTGTCGGCGACCCTCTGAGTCTCGAACGTTGATCGGAGTAGAGTCGCCTTTAGTGCCGAACGCGTCTAGTTCTTCTAGTACGTGGTATTGTTGTCGCTTTCCGTACCTGTCCGTTGTAACACCGAGAAACGTATCGTTAAGTCGTGTTTTGGTTTGGATCGCATGCGACTCAAGAACTTGAAAACAACCTTCCTCGGTGCCTGCGACAACGATATCACCGTCGATCGATTCGGCTCTCGCACAATGGCGTTCCATCTCTTGCCAAGTGCATTCGCCTGCGATGTCGCACATGTCTGGGTTGTTGGCAAACTCTTGCCAGCGTTCCCAGATTTCTAAATCTAGACCTTTGTCGCCAGTCTTGGGGTCTAGCTTGAATCCGCCTTGCACGATGTTATCGACCCTGCGATCGGCAAGGATACCGATTACAGCATCGTTTCGATCCATGTCTCTAGCTTGCTCGATGTCAGCATAGTATTTCGACTCGCTACGATAGTGATAGTCTGGACCGCTACCTTGTCCAGCAACGCCAGTTCTGCGACGAACAAACCTAGACGCACGACTCATATCGTAGTCGTTGCGGAACTGATCGAACGTGTCTTGCAGATTCGCGTTAGACTGCTGCTTCTTTCCTTTAGCGATCACCGGAAGCCCTCCGAGACGACTAGGTGACGCACGGAACCGGAAGAAGCTCGATTAGAAGCGACGAAACTTTGAGCACGAAGCATCAAGTTTTCGATCTGAGCCACACTGATTGCCATCGACGAACCTTGGTCCGACTGGCTCTGTGGAGTCAGAATAAAGAATCGCTTGGCGGCAGTAACAAACGAAGTTGCCTTCGACACCGAGTTTGATTCCTCGAAGTCGGCGTTGTCCAAGAGTGTGTCGATTACTTCGTCGATAGTGACTGCCATGCACGCAAAGATACGGCAGCGACTGGTTTCAGTTACCGTTTACGGAAAAACGGTTTTACGGTGTTAGTTGCTCTAGCACCCACTTGATTGCGTCTTGCCCGTTCGCAACTTCCTTGCCATTCTTCAGCCGTGCATATCGGGACTGCAAACCAAACAGCAAAGCACGTAGCGTCCTGGTTTGTTCGGAGTCCAGACGGATATCAACTCGATTGCTGAAGTAGCCTTGAAATATGTTTTCCAGCATCGGAAGTTCAAGGTAAGACACCACTACGTGAGGATCTTCCTTTGGTGTTTCTGTCGATGTGTAAACGTCCGTCGGTGGAGGCGGGATCATCTCTGAGTGGCTAGAAACGGCTGACCAAATTGGTTGGTGAATGTCTTGCGTGGTTGTGGTGTCTCCGGTCGTGTCGCTTGCACCCTCGGCACTACCTTGACTCCCATGCACGCTGCCGCGCACAGTGCCATCGCTGTCGCGTCTAGCTTGTGATTTCTCCTGCTTTTTACGATCCATTTTTTGACCAGTCCTTTCCCTTCCATAAATACTTCCTGACGTTCTTCCGAGCATATCTCCTGTGAGTATGCCAAGTGAACTTTCGGATCTTGCGTTGCCCATACCGACAGACTCCCGTCGTTGAATAAGTGTGATTCGTCAAACGTCTTGGTTGTGAACCGTTGGTGAACTTCATTCTTCCAGTGGTGTGCGTTGTAGTTGTAAAGCCATAGTCCTTGCTCTTGTTGCCAGTCTGCCCGGCATTGGTCGAAGTGTCGTTTCTTCTCCGTGTTCTCACCTGCGTAGCTGATACGCGAATCGTCGTGTCCTTTCGACGCAACAAACGGTGCACCCGTTTGGCGGATAAATTCATAGATCGCTGGCGTGAAGTCTCCTGAGTCGATGAATCCAAAGTCAGGACGAGTTTCGGCAAGTGCGAACCGTCGAAGCTCGTGCAAGGCTCGAAGGATTGCGAGCTCGGTAGCCTCATCCGAACTTGTCTTGTCTGTCCCAATAACACGCCATTCACCGTAATCGATGACGGTCCCCACACAATTGCCATGAAATGCCACCTTGCACCAATCGAGTTTGTATTTTCCAACGTCGCAACCAAAGAAGACTTTTCCACCGGGTGGGACTTCGGCATGTGCTAAGCCGCTCATGCGAGACGTTACGATACCAGGAGTGATGCCAAGGCTTTCCGGTATCTCTTCCTCTTTAGGTTCGTTCTGCAGTTCAGCTAGGACTCGATCCATCCCCCAGTCGGCAACACGATTGTAAAACGCTTGCAACGCATCGACTTCTATCTGGTTGCCGTCGCTATCCTTTTCGGACACGAATCTATGGGGATTTGTCAGCGTCGCACCTAGTTTCATTTGCTCCATGTTGTCTAGGTAGAACTGAGTCGCTGCCCGTCCGCTTCGATCGCCTGCAGATTGTCCTGTTTGACGTTTTGCGATGTACTCTTGCCAAAGATCGTCTCGCTCCGGCCAGGTCGAAAGAATGCCGTAGCGATCACCTTCGAAGGTTGGCTTGTGCGTTCTAGAAGTGACTCGGAACGAATAGCACTTTCTGTTTTGGATCGTGGTTAGAACGACTCGACTGATACGCTTGTTTGGACCTGCCAAGCCTGCAACGTCCGAATCGATCATGTCCTCAATGTTCTGGTGTTGGTTCGTTGGGGAGAATGCGACTTCTCTTGTTTCGGGATCGTCTATGACGGCCAAGTCAGGACGATCCTCGTCGTCACCTTCACCACGGATCGCAGCATCAAGCCCGAAGTAGACGACCATTTTTCCGCTAAATGGACAGCCTTCGATATACGGAAGACGGATCTTTTCCTGACTCCAGATGATGTCCGTTTTGATTCCGTCTACGTGTTGCTTTGCCGCTCGTTGCGGTGCTCCGTCGAGTGCTTTTACGCATGCCGATACTTCCGGAAAGTCACCGCAAAACTCTGGATACTTGCGTTCGTTGCTAAACTTGCCTTTCAATTGCTTGAATAGCTTGGAACTCTTCTTTGTTGTCTGTGCGATGAAGATCGGGAAGCGAATCGGAGTAGCTAACAAAGCGTAGGCCATCATTCCGATCGTTACTTGGGATTTTCCATCACCTCGCGGAGCTGCTACCGCTTTGTCGCCGCCGGTATAACATCTGTCATAGATGGCTTGGATCATCGCCTTGTGGTGGGACGCGAAAGGATTGTAGAAGATTGCCGAGAAGTAAGTGCGTAAGAATAGCTCGGGATCTTGTAAGCATGCTGCGCGGCGGATTGGATCGGCGATTGGTGGGATGACTACTTCAGCGGCCTTAGACCTCTCCTCTCGCTGGCGTACCATCATATTGTCTCTGTGTGACATCGGTTGCGATGCCTTCGACAACTCTTTCAATATGTTGATCTGGTCTTGCCTGGGGAGTTCCTTCAACTTCATTTCGAATTCCCAAGCGTTCTGCGATCCCCAATATTGCGTCTCCAAAACTTTCTCTCTCCTCTTTCTTGTTTAACTGATCCATCAAAATCAAAACACGCAACGCCGCTAATTGCTCTCTGGGTTTACCCGCAACAACTAGCTCGTTGGCAGTGTTTACCCATTTTTGCCGCATGTCTTGCGTAATGGGATAGTTGCCGCGAATAGCAGTTGAAAGCATTGCTAAATCGTTTCGTATTCCCATTGAAACCCATTTCTGGCTCGCGTACCCCGACACCAACTAGAAACCGTGCTATCCGTAACACTAAACTCTTTCGCCGCTGAAAGTGTTGAATCAAATCGTCTAACCACTGAACCGTTAAGTTTCTGCACCACTGGTCGCTTGCACCCATAATCCGAAAGCCCAGGAAATGACGATTCGTAAGTTAAAACTGTCGACTTAACTGTTTTGGCGTAACCGTAACTTCTTACAACGTGACTCACTGCAGTTACCGAAACACCTAAATCTGCAGCGGCATCATGCTTGCTGCGGTACTTTTTTATAAACGTCCCGTCCATAGTGAACGCATAAATAGTTCTGACTTGCCTCTTCGGACCTCGCTTACCACTTGGCCGTTCGCGTTTTCGTTTATCCTGTAGTTCTTCGTAGCTGCATTTCTCTAGACTAAAAAACCCTCCTTTAATTCGGTAAAGCTTTTTAACAGCAGATGTAACCATGTCGTTTTTTTGATCTGAACCGTAAATAACTTCCGCTGCCTGAAAGGTTGACTCAAACCTCGTGCATTTGTCTTTTGTAATGAAGAACACCTTTTTATGCTCTTTTCCGTTTCCGCCACTTGCTTTTGTGCTTGCGTTGTATGTTAGCTTTCTGCACAACATCCATGCACCCTCTATCGAACGAACGCACTGTTCCGAACAAATCACAGCGACAGCAAAAGAAAAATTTTGTTCTCCATGCTTATCAAATGATCTTTGCAACTTTTGCGACGAGTGTTTCCCCTTGCGTAAATTTCCCCTGTGAGCACTCATCCTTGACGCAAAGTTGACAGTTGAACCAACATAGTATCGGTGCGTGTTGTGATTGTAAATCAAATACACACAAGACACTTTAGGTAAACCAATCTCACCAAATTTATAAAAAATCACCCCTTACCCCTTAAACGGTGTCCTAGAGAATCGCGGGGTTCCCTCGCGATAGACCTTGAGTGCTGCTGATAGTACCTTTTGCCATAGGGGGCATCACGTTGCTATCACGTTCCGTGTTCTAAGTTGCGACAGTAAGTCATTCAGCCTCGCAATTACCGATGCCGCGTCCGTTGCGTTAGCTACTGCCGATCCCTTGTCGTTTCCAGACCATAACGAACCATTTAACGTGTTGCCTTGAATAGTTGATGCCACCGAAGTAGCCGAACTAGAATATGGTGTTCCATCATGTATTGTGTTATTAGCACAAGAGATCGTATTGACTATCCCACCAGTGACCGCGTTGACGTTTATTCCGTTGTTGGAGTTTGCTACTATGTTGTTAGCAAAAATTAGGTTGTCGAGTCCTCCAGAAGTGGACAACATAAACAGTCTACAACCAAAATGATCTGATCCAACAAATTGCGTCATAGTGTTGCTAGACACCTCAAGCATTGCAGCCGTTAGAGGTTCGTTGAGCGTGTAAAACACGCCCCAGGAATTGGCACCACTTACGCCAATGCTACGGAAAGTATTGTTCTTCACAACAACGAATGTATTGTCAACCACCGGAAGCACTTCCACTCCGATCGATCGTAAGTTAGCGAGCGTGTTTCCGACGATCTCGGCACTGTAAAGGGCAGTTATCCCTCGATTGAGCCCAATAAGATAGTTATTTAAACACAGGATATTCGGTGCCCCTAAGTTAATGCCAGTTGATGCCACAGCCCCAGGGTTCGTCCGAAACATCACCGCATTTCCGGTGCATAGGCTTTTCTCGGAACTCAGATCTCCAGTCAACTCGCCCTTCATGTTGATCACTGCTTCGGACCCAACAACATCAAGCACGATGTTCGAACTAATCAGAGACTTCGAACACTTAACGTAGATACCTTCAGGGCTCGATGAATTGGAATCAGCTACAACCGTATCGACTACGTTCGAAACAATCGAAGCGTGACAACTGAGAGCTAGAATTCCAAACACCTGACCGACACTACCACCTGAAACCACGTTGTAGATACGGTTGTCTGATATCGTAACACCCTGTGAAGGATCTGGTGTTCCGCTAAAGTCTACTTGAATAGCTCCAACTTGATTCGTGTTACTTACTGAACCGACGTTTGTTATTGTGCAATTTGTCACCGATGTAGATCGACAATTTCGCAGCGACAGATCGATTGCTATTGCCTTGGTGGAGGCCGCAAGTTTTCCAGCGTTGTTGATTTGTGCACCAACGATTATTACAAAATCCGCATCCCAGTAAACACCACCTCCAGATCCAGTAAGCCCACGTCCAGTGTTGTTTGTTTTGACGTAGCGAGACGACAAGGAGAAGGGTGTTGATGCAGTGTTGTTCGTGAAGTTGAACACAGCACTAAAGGTGCTAAACGAAAGATTGTCGCAAGTGATTTTTGCTCCGCTTGTGCTTCCAACTTCGAAGCAATCAACGCTCGTTGATGGTCCCGTAATTGTGCCTGTTCCATCTAGGTGTATTGACCCAGTAATGGAGATGGGCGAAGCTAAATCGGAAAGATCAATATCCCTGTCGATCTGTAAAACGGCACCGCTTTGCACTGCGGCGTTGACGGCTTTCGTAAATGAAGCACTATCTGTGGTTCCGTTCACTCCAAACCATTCGGGATAGATCCTAGCAACAACGTCGCCGGTAAACGAAATACCAGTTTGTTGGAAAATGAAGTCGTGGCTTGGTGCCTCTAACGTATTTGAAAACGTAATCGTTGCGGTTCCTGTTATCGTTCCTCCGCTCAGGAAGCGAACTGGCTTCGATATCGTCACATTTGTATTACAGACGACTGGGGAATCTATAACGATTTCCAGACACGCCGCGTCAGCTTGCCAAGCAGTTAGTAACGTGTTGAGGTTTGTTGTGGCTCTAGAACTTGTTGCGTATGGATTAACGATAGGCTTCCAGCTTGTTCCTTGAGAAAAAACAGGAACATCGAGAGTCGTATCGTAGGTTTGCCCACCTTCGTTTGATGCAGCCGCAGGAAGTGATCCGGTTGCATATCCTGAGTGTTGCGTAAGTGAGAGGACGTTCTTTCCGTTTTCATCAATTGTCCATACGTCGGTTGTTACTCCACCCACCTTCTTTGCAAACGCATAGCTATAGCCGCTTCCGTCTCCAAGCATTTGACGAGTGACAGGGTTTTCGAACGAAGTCACGCCGGGTTGCCCAGATGAACCGTGCGGATAAACACCGTTTGACCAAAGACCTTTATCTCCTCGCGCATATCCGAACCCTCGAAGATTAACAGGGTCTGCGTTTGATCCAACTTCCATGCGGTCTGAGACTCTAGCAAGTGATCCTAAGCCTATTAAGTCCCTCATCCCAGCCGCATCCACCCCCACAGGATTCGCAAGCACCCCGCTCGGATTAGCCAGCACCGTACCAGCAGCAATCGGCACAGCGTTGCCCGCAGGCCCAGCAGGTCCGACAGTACCACCGAACTCAACCGTAATTTCACCTTCGATAAAACTCATCGTGTCGCGTTCCTGTCTATGAAATTTCTGCCCTTCATGAATCTGTGCGGACGACCAAGCGTATCGACCACTTCCCAGTCGTAGTAGAAAATCGAGTCTTTATCTTTTACCGTTTTTCCGACCGTCAAAGCGTCCGTCGTTGTCGCAGCAAGAGAGACCGTCACAGTATGCTTGTTCGGGTCTGCAATCGAAACAGTAAACGTGAACGAGTAAGCTATCCCAGTGGACGGACCTAAGTCCCTTCGTGCTTGCCCGCGAAACACGATTTGGCTTAAATCGATATAGACGCCAGCCGTATCGACAAACGAGATAGGCACCGACTCCCAGTAAGCGCCTTGGAATATCGTAAAGTCCCTGACGAGACTCGTATGTGACAGGTTGACACCTTCACCGCAAGCAGGGTCCAAGAGCGTGATTTGGCTATCCGAAATAGCTTCGACAAAGAACGTACCCACGCTAGCCGAGAAACTGCTTGGAGTTGTACCACCTTCAAACACTGCCCAGTTGCCTGCGAACAAATCACCCGTCCAGCGTCCTGTATCTGGTGCAGTGCCTTCGGTGAGTCTTACCTTTTGCGTCAACCAATTCGCGAGCGAGCCAGCGACAGGAAAGCAATCTACTATCGTGCCAGGATTTGAGTTGGTGTAGGTTACGATTGCCATAGTTTACTTCCAAACCCCGCTGACTTTAACAAAAGGTGTTGCGTTCTTCCAACTGCCTGTGACTTTGACAAACGCATTTGCATTCTTCCACTCGCCGCCGACTTTGATACGCAAGCCACCTACTGCTATGTTTCCGCTTTGCAGTGTAGCTGATGCAAGCTGAACCGATAGCGTACCAGTCAACCCACTTGCCAGCGTACCAGATGCGGAGACAACGCACGACTCTAGTGCTCGGTTTACTTGTGCCGTTAGCCCGGCACTTAACGAACCACCTGAAGCTAGCGTAGCGTTCGCAAGGGTTCGTGTGACGCTACCTGATGCACCGTTGGTTACTGTGCCAGTTGCTGAAGAAGTAACGGCATCCAGTGTTCTTATGACGCTACCACTTAGACCAGCCGCAAGCGTACCAGATGACGAGCAAGTAGCAGCCGCCAGGGTTGCCGAAACTGAACCTGTTACTGAGCCAGCCGCACCACCTGTGGAGGATAGTGTTGCGTTGTCCAGCGTGCGAGATACTGTTCCAGACGCACCGGCAGTCAATGTTCCAGACGAGGACAGCGTTGCACTGTCTAGTGTTCTAGTTACGCTACCTGATGCTCCGGCAGTCAGCGTACCCGAACTTGACAGCGTTGCAGCACCTAGTGTTACCGATACTGTTCCTGTTAATCCGCTTCCGATTGTTCCACTAGAGGAAAGAGTCGCTGCATCTAGCGTACGTGTTACGCTACCAGATGCACCAGCAGCAACCGTCCCTGTTGCAGACAGCGTTGCATCGGCTAACGTAACCGATACCGAACCAGACAACCCACTCGCCAACGTGCCAGACGAGGACAGCGTAGCGTTGGCTAGCGTGCTCGACAACGAACCAGTAGGAGCACCAGCAGTAGAGACAGATAGCTTTCTACTTGCACGCTCGAATGCTATCGCGCGACGACGAGCGAGAAGCCTAATTTCCGGCTGGCTCAATGCACGGTCGTAGATACGAATATCGTCTAGATTGCCGTTTAGGTTGTAGGCTGCGAGAGGAGAAAACGCAGTATGGTTCGAGCCAAACCAAATCACATCCGTATGACCGCTAAACGATAACGCTTTGGTCATCGTTCCTCCAAGCAAACCGTTCACATAGAGAGCCCACGAATCTCCCTGTTTCGTGGCAGCGATGTGATAAAAACTCTCGGTTGAGATGGTCGTCGATACGTTGATTTCCGAGGCATCGACGTAAAGCGATAGCTGACTAACTCCAGACGAATACAGACTTATATCGGGTGTACCTGACGACGCTTTCCAGATTAGAAAATCGGCTCTAGCAGTATCTTTGAACCTTACGAACGCAGCGAAAGTAGCGTCCCCAGATCCTGTAGATTTAAGTGCCCTTCCTGCGTCAGTGGTTACGTAATCGTTCGTCCCATCAAAATCCAACGCCCACTTTCCACCACTAACTACCCAGTCACTAGCCGCATCCATGTTCGTCAGCGTACCGTGATTTCCGTACGCCGAATGATCGAATAGTCTTGAACCAGTAGCACCTAAGCTAGGTGCCCAAGCACCCACGCAACCATCCCACAGACTTGGATACTTCGGTGTCCCTCCTCTTCGCGGCGAATAGAAACCGCTGCGGTAGCTCGGGTTGTTCGAGCCACTGATAAGAATTGCGGACGAGGTGCTCGGCGTAACCACCGTGCCAGTTGCTGACAGTGTGGCATCTGAAAGTGTCGAGGTTAGCGTTCCTGTAACACCACCAGCCGCTGGCTCGACGAGCAATTCATCGACGTACCAACCCGCAGGAAGCAGT